TCTTTAAATCGACGACTATTCCAGACGGTCCTTCGATTGTGGATACGATGACCAATTATCGCTTTGGCGGTCAAGCCTCTGCGGCCCATAATGCGCTGGTCGAAAGTCAGTGGAGTAAGTGATGGGGAAGCGCAGCAGCTTTGAACGCAAGCCACGGGATTTCTATCCAACCCCCGCCGCCGCTGTCGCGCCCTTGCTTCCGCATATTAAAGAACTGGAGTCCTTTGATGAGCCGTGTGCCGGGGACGGCTCTCTCATTGACATCCTTGAAGCCTCTGGCGCGAGATGCCGTGCGGCTGTGGATATAGAACCGATGAGAGATGACATAGCCAGATCGGATGCGCTTTCCATACAGGATTGTTCGAGCGATGCGTTTATTACAAATCCGCCTTGGGAGCGTGGCATACTGCATAGACTTATAGAACACCTGTCCGACATAGCACCGACATGGCTGCTGTTTGATGCGGATTGGGTTCACACAAAACAAGCCATGCCTTATCTAGGCCGTTGCAGGAAGATCGTATCCGTGGGCCGTGTGAAGTGGATTCCTGACAGTAAGATGACGGGAAAAGACAACTGTGTGTGGCACTTGTTTCAAAGCGGCACTGGGTCTTCCTCAATAGAATTTTATGGAAGAAATTAGATGGCTGAAGTCGAATTCGCGGGAGTTAAGTTCAAGGGCGGAAAGATGGTCGCCATCATCATGGCGTTGTCTACGTTGGGCGGCTCCGTTTTTGCGGGGGCAGAGATATACGCCCGGTGGGTCGCAATGGAAAAGAAAATCGCAAGTTATTCCGCCCCTGATCTGTCCGGCTTCGACAAGAAACTAGCCGTTATGAGCAAAACTATGGGCACCGTGACTAAGGAGATGGCCTCTGTTCGCAACCGGGTATTAGAGGTGCAGGGGATTGTACGCGATACGCGGCAGGATACGCGATCTGATGCGGCCTCTCTTGAAAACGCCATTTCTGCTGTCGATAAACGCGCCCGTTCCTTGGATGCGGAGACTCGTGCGGCGATGCGTCAGGCTGAAGAGACCATGCGCGGCATTGCGGCTAGTGCAAACGAGCGGTTCGACGCTAAAATCAATCGGGTGACCACCACCGCACGACAGTCCGAGAAGAATATCCGCGACATCACGGAGTCGGCGTCAAGTCGATTTGACGCCAAGATAAATGGCATAGACGAAAAGCTAACTGTGTTTGAAAAGCGGCAAGATAAGAAACTCCGTGACGCTCTCAATAATCCGTTGCTCAAGAAATAGGAGTTGCTTATGACGCAGAAAAAATTACAAAAAGACAGTAAGCTGAACGCCTTGGATATTGATAGCGACGGAACCGTCAGCGACCAAGAACTTAAAGCTCTTGCGGCGGTTGAGGCTGCCGAGAAAATGGACGCGCAGCGGCACATGGCGTGGGCAACCCTAGCGGCTATGGGGGTGTTTACTGCGGTCATGTTTGTGTTACCACTGGAGAGGATTACGGCCCTGAGCGATATAAGTAATATGCTATATCTTTCTGGGGCGGGATTGTGCGGGGCCTACATGTCCGTGTCCGTGTGGATGGCTAAGGGTAAATAAACAACCAAAGGAGAGAGTTATGAATTGGATTGTCGAACGCTTCAAAGAACCATCAAGTTATGCCGCTGCTGGCGGTGCAATCGTAGGGATTGGCGTGTTGATTTCACAACCTGTCATAATCATCGTCGGTATCGTTGGCGGTGCGCTTGGGTTTATCCTGAAGGAAAAAGGCGTGATCTAGGATGCTAAAAATATACATTCTTGTAGTGGTAGTAGGTCTGGTAGGCGGCAGCGTCTACGGGGCTTACTACTATTATAAGGATAGCCAAGATCGTATCCGCATCTTGACTGAGAATACCGCCAAGCTGGAGACTGCCAAGCAGCTTCAGGACGAAACCATCAATATAATGATCGAGGACCGTGAGAAGTTTGCAGAGCTTAACAAAGAGCTTCAGTTGAACCTGACCAAGGCGAACGTCTACAAGGACAAGCTGATCGGAAAACTGCGGAAGCATAATCTAGCAAAACTCAGCCTTCGCAAACCGCGACTCGTGGAGAAGAAAATCAATGCCGGGACTAAGAAGCTATTCAGGTCACTGGAGGTTCTTTCCGGTAGTCCTGCCCCTGCTGTTAAGTAGTTGCACCAGCTTCAAGAAGATACTGCCGATTGAAATAAAGACGGTCGAGGTTGAGCGCAAGATACCGACGCAGAACCGCCCGCGCCCGGTCAAGCTGTCTAATCTCCATTTCTACGTTGTGACTGAGGACACCTTCGCGGCGTTTAAACAGCGGTTTGAAAAGGAGAATGGCGACCTTCTATTCTACGCTATCTCAGTCCGCGACTACGAGACACTTGCATTAAACATGGCGGAATTGCGAAGGTTCATCCAGCAACAGAAACAGATTATCATATATTATGAAAAAGCTGTTATGCCACGACCAAAGAAAGAACTTAAATGATCGACCAGCTACGCGAAGAATTAGAGGCGGATGAAGGCGTGAAGTACGAGGTATACCTCGACCATCTTGGCCTCAAGACCTGCGGGGTGGGCCATCTCTGCCGTAAGGGCGAACCAGAATACGACATGGAAGTGGGCACTCCGGTCAGCGAGGAGCGTGTCGCGGAACTGTTTGAGAAAGACATCGGGTGGACGATCAAAGACTGCTATAAGTTAATTCCAGACTTCGATATGCTGCCGGAGCCGGTCAGATTAATTTTCGCCAACATGATGTTCAATATGGGTATCAACCGTTTGGGTCTTTTTCACCAACTCCTCGCCGCCATCCGGCAAAGGGAATGGCAGAAAGCGTCTCTCGAAATGTATGATTCCAAGTGGCGTAGGCAAGTCCCAAATCGGGCTGGACGCCTAATCGAGCGTATGCGACAGGTTGTTTAACGCTGGACTCCTCCGTCCATCTCGTCCAGCAGTCTGCGGAGTTCGCGCCGGAGGGTCTCCGCGTGGACTTCCCACAGGACTTTGATTTCTGGATCGTGAGCGGCGTCCCGTGCCTCGACGCATCTGAAAAAATTCAATGCCTTCTTCAGTAGCTGGCTAGCTGGCTCTGGTTCAAACATCTTTTTCTCCTGGCAGAAAGACGCACTCACCGCTGCGCCAGGTGCCGTCTGCTTTATGTACTGGCTCACCGCATCCGACTAGCCACTCGACAACGATGAGCATGAGAATGGCTGTCACTAATACGACCATACAGACTGACGCTGCCCTGCGCCACATTACGCGATGACCTCGATGCGCTTGGCCTTTGGATGATCCTGAGTGGCGTCAAGTGCCTCGCCTCTGCCGTCACAGTTTTGGCAATCTGCGTAGACCGCCCCCTGACCAGAATCGGCAACGTCAACCGCGACATGGCCCTTACCGTGGCACTCAGGACACACCACATAGATTTTGATTCTCATGCTTCTTCTCCTATTTGTCGGTCTCGATGTGATCAGCTAGCGGATAATTTAGCCAGCGGATAGTCCAGCCGCGCATCGGCTAATGACTCGTAATAGTAAACGGCTATGATCTCGCCCGTGCCCTCGCAGTGGTGGCATTCGTGTGTCCGATATTCCATCCAAGGCCCCGCTGCTGTCCAGCCGCCAGTTGTGGATTCCGTTTTTCCGTAGCCCTCGCATTCGGGGCAGTCGATGGTGATCTCGATTTTCATTTGGTCACCTCCTTGGTTGCCGAGGGCCGAAGCCCCCGGCTGGTTGGTATTAAAGAAGGGTGCGGATGTTGTCCGGTATGGAAGGGTCGTCTTCCGAGAAAGCGCCGGAGCGAATGGCGTGGGCGTACATATCAGCCTCGGCTTCTTCTTCTACGAACGCTGCGGAACCGTATGTTGTGCGCCAAAAAGACCAGCGAGCCTCGTCGATTGAACCGGCTGCTGCGACCTTGCGACCGAGAGCTTTGGCTGATGCCTCATCCTCAAAGTGATGACAAAGAACGAAATTATTACCGGCTGCGGTAGAAGCGACGACTGAATAATTTCCGTTGCCATCGATGTCTACTGCGCCTGAGTCTGTTATTGGTGTGCGTGCCATTTTTGATCTCCTTGTTTCAGGGCGGTTGGCCTATCCGGTTGCCCCTTACCCTATTTTATACATTAGTTCAAAGGTGATGTAAACACCTATTTGCACCTAGGTTTAATTTTCTTCCGGGCGTCTTCAAACCCGTTTCCCACGATCACCGTATCACCGATGCTTCCCAAGTAGGCGATCCAGTCTTTCTGTGCTGGCGAAAGCTGACCGCCTTTTTC